TTTACCAGCTGCGCTAGCAGATAATCCCATATACTCTGTCATTTGAACAAAGTCCTGTAGCATTTGACCGCTAAACTCTACACTAGTTCCTAATTGAGCATTTAATTCTACATTAGCTTTAACGAGCTTCTCTGTGTTAAATCTTGCAGAACCAGAGTTTTGACCGACTTCAGCAAACCTATCCCGCATTCTGCGAGAAGCTTCCATTCCTAAGCCTAATTGCTTATTGAGATTTCCTGCCTGTTCACTTACTTTTAAGATTGCTCCTAAGATTGCTGCTGGACCTAGTTGTGCTAATAGTCCTTTTGCTAATCCTAAAGAGCCTTGTAGGAATGTATTCATTCTCCCTTTACCTTCCTTCGCAGCTTCCCCGGCTGCTTCAGCGGCTTTTCTAAAAGGTCCTTCTAAGAATCTACCGAGAACAGGAATCTCTCGGACAGCAGATAACATATTATCAAAGAGCTTTGTCTTAGATGCTGCTTCTGCTACAGCTTTAGCTAATGCTTCAGCGTTTTTGACAAGTTCTGCAGTAGTGTCTTTTGTGTAAAGTAGTACTTCTTGTTCTGATTGACGAGAACGTAGCTGCTCTCGTAATTTTCTCACTACCTTACTATTTAGACTGTATCCTTCTTCGACTTTTTTTGCAATATCTCCAGATAACTTCTTACGTTCAGAGTCTACCTTAGCAATTTGCTTTGCTAAATCTGCTTCTTTAGCTTTAGCTTTTGAAAGATTATCTTGAAAGCTCTTCTTCTTTACTTCGTCTGCAATATTATCTTTATTAATACTTGATAAAGATTTTGCAAGATTGACCTGATCCTGTAAAGTGCTTGCTAGTCCTCTAAATGCGTCATCGCCGAACGAATTAAGCTCTTGACGATATGCTTTTATATTAGCAATCGCTTCAGATGCTTGATCTCGAATCTCTCTAAACTGGTCTCCTGAAATATCTCCGAATTGTCCGTCAGCCATAGTTACATAGGTATAGTAATAAATAGTTTATTACTGTTTTTTAGACGCTTTTGTTGTGTAACTTGCTTTTTTTACTGCTTCTGGAATGCTTACTGAGGAAGTGCTGGGTTGTGCTCTTTCAATACCCTGGGCTTTCTCCATAGCTTCTTTTTGAGCTTCAGCTTGCTTTTCGTAAAATTCTCGGATAGTCCGAGAGGTGTAACGTCTTAGCCATATTGGCATATTGTAGACTGTGTGCCAGTCGTAACCTCCTTGTCCGTGGAAGCAGATCTCATGTATCTGTTGGAAGAGTAATGTTCTATACTCAGGCGTCAGGCCAAAAAAAGTTAATTCCGATAGGCAGAGTAGCCTCCTGCTCTACTCCGTTATAGTCTTCATACTCGTAAGTAAGGTCGACGTCTGGTGATACTCTGTTGTATTCTTCTCTCAGTGCTCTAGCATCTCTAGCTAAGAGTCCGTAATCGACAAACTCACGGATATCTTTCTTTTCAGTAGATCCGTTAATAGAGGTAATTAAATACTTTAATCGAGTAGTAGCTTCTGCAATATTATCTTTGTTTATCTTTTGAAGACCTTTTACTTCTTGTTCAATCTTTTTCTCATCACCGTGAGTGAGTAGTTTGAAAGTGATTAAATTATCCGTATGAGGAAGTTGGAATGAGAATTCATTCTGTCCTCTAGTATACTCACTTTCATCAAGCACTTTGTGCTGGAATGTAGATAGATCAGCAGTTTGCTGCTGTCCGTTAAAATCAAAGATGTAATCCTTACCGTAAGATAGGATACGTGCAGCAATCATAATTGCGTTCTTATCGCCAATTAATAGATCGTCGTAATTTACATCAGTGATGATTAACGACTGTAGGAGCTTATCAATAACCGTACCTTTTGCGATGTAGTTCTGATTGGTTAAGATGTCTTCTTCCTTAGCGGTCATGTATTTCATTTCAATTGTACCGCTGGCTAATGGATGTCCTTCTGGGTATAGAAGTCCTTTTGATGGCAGATCTACCTGTTCGGTAGGTAATTTGTACTTTGATTCCATATACTTAATTAGTTGTAACTCAATTTATATATAAATATATGAAAAAAGAAAACCCGAACCAACTAAGGCTCGGGCTTTTTTATTGCTTGACAGGGCGAGGTTTACTTTTCTTCTTTCTCTTTCTTGTCTTCCTTCTTCTCTTCTTTAGGAGCTTTCTTTTCTTCTACAGCTTCTTCTTCTTTTACCTCTTCTGGCATGTAAGCTTTCTTGTACTCTTCTTTGATAGACATTGCCATCTCGTGAAGCTCTTTAATCATACCTTCTTGGGCACCTACTTTAGCTTCGTCAGCCATCTCTTTGAAGTATTGACTGCCTTTAATTTCTGCTAATCTACCTTCGTAAGCATTAAGTACTTCAGCAATAGTCTCCATCTTCATCTCCATAGCTGCTTTATTGCAACGTGCTTCGATGATGTTAGCTACTTCTTTCATATCAGTACAGCCTAACGCTTCTTGAACGTATTCAGCAACCATTTCTTCCATTGCTTCTTCAGCAGTCTCTTCGATTACCTCTTCAATAGTTTCTACTTCTTGAATTGGCTGTCTGCTTTCTGCTAAGAATTTTCTTAAATCAAAATTATCCATAACTTTTTTATTAGAAGTTTAATACGCAATAATCCATTGCGAGTTGTAATTCAACGTTGATTGCTTCATCAGTTGACCAGTTATACTGACCGAAGTTAGATGATGCAACAAAAGCGCCTTTAATAATCCACTCACCAACGATATCTCCTACTGGACCTAAAATATTAAGAGTTACGTCTTTCTTGTAGAAATCTGAATATCCAGCTCTACCGGTTACTGATTCGTATCCTAATCTAGCCCAGTCCATTACTGCTTGAGCACCAGAAGGGGTGATTGGATCGTACAGTGAAAGAGTCATGTTTTGCCACTCTCTCTTACCGCGTAGCTTTCTGTAGCTGTTAATATGGTCGAGCTTAATCACGTTATCGGTGAAAGATGGTGATGATGCACTCTTAACCATATACGATGGAATACCATCGATGTACATAATAAACCTGTTAGCTACCTTTGGTTCAAAGGCGGTAAACATGATTTCATTTGGATCTAGTACTGGCATGTTACTTTAGTTTACTTTATTATAAATAGTTACGCTCCGAAACTTGCACCTGTTGGTTGAACAACGAAGTCAAGAACGATAAATTCAGCTGTCTTAGTTGGTTGAATGTAGATTTGACCTACTAACTGGTTTCTATCAATTACATCGGCAGAGTTGTTGGTGTCGTCCATTACTACTCTGTAAGCGTATAAACCTTGTCTCTGTACTACAGTTTCAAGATATGGGTTAACTAAGCTCAAGAACTTGTTACGAGTAGCGATTGTGTTTTGTTCGAATACCAAGTTGTTAGCTTGATCACCGATGAAGTTCTTAAGACTAATAAGAAGTCTTCTAACGTTTACTCTATCAAGTGCAGAAGCTTTAGTCTGCAATGTTTTCTGTCCGTATGCTACGATACCAGAGCCTGGGAATGTAGCGATTGGGTTAACCTTACCTAAGTAAAGCTCATCTCTATTGGCTTGTGAAAGTTTTCTTTCTGCAGCAGTTACTCCAGGAATACCGCCTCTCATAAGACCGGCAGGTGCAAACCATTCAGCGCCTACTCTATCGTTGAAGGCGTAAACACCCCCCATTACTGTAGAAGCTGGAGCCCATACATCTTTTCCTAATCCTTGGCTGTATACTTTAACCCATGGCCAGTAAGCAGCAGCGTAAGATGAATTAGCATATCCTGCTTCTGCAGTTACTGTCGATACTGAAGGAGCACCGTGACCTACTAAGTCAGCAACGTAGATTGCATCTCCTCTGTCTTCTACCATATCGATAAACGAACCAACAAGTGATGCATTAACGTCTTGGTTGATACCAGGAGTCATTAATACGTTGAATCTGTACTGATCTTTATTTGCTAATGCTGCAAGAGCGTTGTCGTAAGCAGTACTTGTAGCACTTACGTCGATACCCTGGCTGTCTTCTGAGCTTGCATTTGGTGCATCTTGGTAGAAAGAAGCCGCTACTCCTGATTGGAATAATGCTCCTGTAGCGCCGCCAAATGCACCGTCTTTTGCTGATAAGTCTGCTAGTACTGTAGAGTAAGCAGATTTAGCTACTCCGTTGTTATCGAAGTAATCTGGCATCTTATAGATGGCTGCTGCTCTGATGTATCTAGATTTGTTTGGATAATCACCAGTCATTGTGATTACACCTCCACTGTTGCTCTCTACTTGATCACCGATTACTTTATTAATGTAATTCTCTGATTTAGGATCTAATGATAACTTAGAGAAAGATTCTAAGATGACTTTGTTCTTGTCGTTATCATCACCTCTTCTAATAACAAGTGAGAAGGTTCCTAATGTAGCGTTAACAGAAGTAATCTCCCATCTGATATTATCTGAAGTACCGTTTGTTAAAGCGTTATTAGCTCCAGTACCACCAGCGCTGTTCATGATTTCACCTTCTGCTAAAGTTTCGAGCTTAAATAAGTCGTTACTTAGTGTATCGTTAGCTACTGTTGCAGATGCAGGTGTAAAGCTATCATCAGATACTCTTGTTACAAGTAATGATGTTCCGCCTTGATCGAAGTACCTTTCTGCTGCTAGTGCAGTAAAGTGTGCATAGTAATCACTTCCTGATAGGAAAGTCTCTCCGAAAACGTTTTTGTACTCTCCGTAAGAACGTACTACCGTAGGAATATCGATAGGTCCTTTTACTGTTGGACCTACTACTGCTGTAGAGATCTCAGCTGGAGCTGGTGTTAAAAATGATAGGTCATTCTCTCTTGAGAATACACCTGGTGATAAAATTCTTTCAGCCATCTTAGTTGAAGGTTAATTAGTCTTTATATAAATATGTCACTAATATACAAAAAACCTACTGTAAATTGTCTATAGGGGGAATGTAGATCCTCTAGTATAAATAGAAAAAGAGGGCCGAAACCCTCTTTTATCTTTCTTCAAGTAACTAAATAATTAGCTTACTTTGATTTCTTCTTCAGAAGTAGTAGGTACAAATTCACCTGTTCCGAGATCTACAGTACCGTCACCATATTTCTCAGAAAGCTCTTTACCTAAGTTTGCTTCTTCTGTTTTTAAGTCTTCCATATACTTCATAGCATTTTCTCTACGTGCTTCCAAGTTAATACGGATAACTTCAATCTCACCCAATTCACGGATTACTGATTGATTGCCTTCTTGAAGAGTTTTGATTCTGTTCAACTCTTCTTCGCTCATCTTTTGATTTGCCATTGTAACTAAAATTTAACCGGTTATTGTTATTAAATATAATATAAGAATTAATTTTCTAAGAGCCAACTTTATTTAGATGTTCTTCCTAACATATAGTCTTCTGCTTTTACTGCAGGTGCTCTGAAGTGTTTAAGTTTCTCAATAATTTCTCTATCTACAAGATCTGGATGTACCCACCAGTCTTCAAAGCTAAACCAATCTGTAGGTCCTATGTCACCTACTACTAGTTCGTATCCTTTTGATTTTAAGAAATCTCTTGACTTCTGTCTATATAGTTGTGTTCCGTCTACATAATGATCGTGCTCATAAGTGATTACTGCAAAACGATGTGTATCAAATGGAATTGACTCCATAATACGATAAGTAGTTTCAGATGGTTCGCAATCTAACTGTAAATAGTCTATATCGGTCTTATCAGTTAATTCTGTGATAAAGTCTGTATAGTTTATTTGAGTAGCATCTAAACACTCTGTTCCATTAGCACGAGCCTTATTGTACTTGTCTGCTAATGTTTGTTGAAATTCTAGTGAGCGACCTTTCCATCCGTAATTTAATTCTAAGAGAGCAGTATTATTACCGTGATACGGGTCTCCTCCACCTACTTCAATATAAAGACCATCTCGTTTACCGTTAAGAGCTGTTAATACAAACATGTCTTGGTATACTTGAGAATAGTTTCTTTCAATCTTATCCGATCCAGGGAACTTATGAACTAGTTCTGAGTACTTAGATTTATCGTACGGAGTTATTGCCATTTCTGGCGGTCCTGCTCCTAATGATAATAAGTTATTTTGTACTAGTTGACGGTGTCCTTCTTGCATCTTATAATTTAAGATTAGCTCTCTAAACAACTCTCTACATTCTCGTCCATACCCTAAGTAGTAACCTGTTACTGCTCGCTGTAGGATAGGTCCGTATGATCCGGGGTACCCTACATCAGCATAAACTCTACCTGTATCGTTAGCTTCTGCTATTGCTGCTGCAGTGTAAGATTCTTGCCACTCTTGCTTTGCCTCGTGGTAAAGACTTAGTAAGTAATAAGCTTCTGCTCGGTGAGGAAGTAGCCTGATAGCGTGAAGCAACTGTCCTTTAGCTGAATATGAACGACCTACTTGAGTAAATAAGTTGTCGTAATTTAAAAGTAGACAAGTATAAGCTAAATCTTTATCTTCTGCTAACTCTGATGCTCTATTAAAGTATCCAATAGCTGATGCTCTCTGACCTAAGTGCATATATTCTAACCCTACGTTGAAGTTTGCTACTGCACTTCTTGGGTTTTCGATATATTCTGAAAGGTATCTATTTAGTAATTGATTCATTAAAACAGGTAATTTAAGATTGTTTGCTTATTTCCTCTTAGTACGTAGGCAGCGTTGTCCTGGTATCCGAATGTAATTAAGAAGTCGTCATCTAATTCTGCAATACCTGTACAGAATTCAATTTGACCGTCCATAAAGTTAAATTCTTTTCCTAGCTTGATTACATTCCAATCTTTATCCCACATAATAGCTCTGTGGTAGTATCGAGCATCTTTTTGACCGGCTTCATTGTGCCAGAGGTCAACTTCGTGAGTAATAGCGAAATAATTTTCGCCAACTGCTATAACTTGTGAACCTCCTCTAAGATCTCTAGGATGAGTAAACTTATGTTCTTTTAATGCAACCTGAGTAGATGATTTACTTTCTAAATCTGCTTTTACAACTTCGGTTGGGGAACACCACTTTACAAATTCATGAGGTCTGTCTAATACAGGCATCCAATTCTTTTCACAGTATGCCCAGGCGGGTGGTTCTATCCGAGTACGTGTTACTTCTTCTACCTCTGTTCCTTCAATATGAAGTTCTGAATACTCCATTCTACCTTCTCCGTTGTCGGTAGTATCTCTACGTACTCCTATAAGGTAGATCTTATCATCCCACTTTACTAATCGCCCATCTTCTAACCCAATAAACGTCCAGATTGGAGTTACATCTAACTTAGATGTATCGAT